TAGGATCGCGGCCCCAAAGCCCGATGTAATACTCACGCCAATCATCTACTGGAATAACTGCCAAATCTTCGGCTATGTCTAATCCTGTCAAAACATCGACGCCTTGGATTTTTCCTGTTGCAGCTTTTTCCCAGCTAATAGATGCTGAGACTAAACGCTGTTGTTGCCCTATGCGCGTACCTGTTTGTATTCCAGCAACAGGCGCATGAAACTCCACATTCCAACTCATAGGATCGCCAATAGTCACGCTGGTAACGCTAGTGTCATTTGTAAAAGCTTTTGTAGACGTTGCTACAGACACATCAGCATATGTGTAATAGCCCGAATACGCTTGTTGTACGCGACCATCAATGTTTGCGGCAGTCCAAGATGTAGCTGCTGATCCTTGCGTTAAATTCTCAGAAAAATCAGTTGTGTTGTAGTTTTCAGATTCAGTATCAAACCTAAGAATTACATATTCATCAGCGCCCGACGATGTTCCGTTAATATCTAAATTAACTTGTCTTTTGCCTACTGCAAACAAACGCGTTCCTAATGAGGCAACAGAAGTAAAACTGCCGTTATCCAAAGTCCAACGCATCCACCCAAAGCTATCATCAGAGCGACTAGAGTGTAAAACCAGCATTGCACCGTCTGTTTGGTTTGCAAAGAGCATGTACGGGGTTGTAATGAGCGCAGAGGCTCCGTCGAATACTGCTGCATCTTTAGGGGCCTTTACCCAATCTGGAACAATAATTGAGGCTGGCAACGACGAGTATTCTGTAATGCGTGTGTCGCTTGCAAACTCACGCACTACCAGCCCGTTAAAATCAACGTAAAACACACCGCCATCAAATTTATGTGGCTGGGTGTATGATGCTCCGTGTTCTGTTGCAGACACAATACGCACAGAGCCTTGAGATATGGCTTCGGTTGTACTGCCTGGGACATAAATTTCGTCGCTATCTGTAAAAAACATTAGATCATAGGCCGCAATTACGTGTCTAATTCTTGATTGCTGACCAATTCCGTACAAGGCAATTGCTTCTGCCGCTTGCCCTGTGCCTAAATCAAAGTTTCTAAACTGACCAAATTGCGATCCCCAAGCTGCATTTGCAAGTGAGTTTGTACCCGCCATCCACAGTCTTCGCTCATGCACCGCGCATGTCGTAGGCCAACCTCTTGCTGTAGAAAATGCAGGTTCTTGTACGCCTTTAGTTCCAGACAACACAAAACACATTACGCCAGTGCCGCCAGCTAACACATCATTAGTTGCGTTTGCTCCACTAGCTTGAATTTCAAAAGTGTCTAAATTTAACACTCGCGTAATTGTGTAAAATCCGTTTCCACCTGATCCTGCTGAAGATGACAATATTGATCCCGCAGCTAATGGCGAATTTGTTAATGTTAATCTGGCATCATCTGAGGCTGATAACCCTGCAAAAAATACTTTATCGCCAACACTAAGACCGTGATTAAAAAAAGAAACCTCAACCAGTTTAGACCCTTTTTTCATATAAAAAGGGTCTGTATCCATCCTTTTTACAACATCTGTTTTTACAGTAACTCGCGCTTCTCTTGGGCCAATAACGGAGGTTATTTCATATTCACCATCTAATAGTTTCATGCGACTATTAACGTGATCTGCCGTAAACAAATCTTCATTAGACACTATTGTGCCTGTACCCGCTGCTAAATCTGCTGCTTGAACGCTAGATGTAATTTGCTGCACAGAAGCCAGATAGCTTTGATACCCAGTAGAGGCTCCTGCTGCTGTCCAAATATTTGCAGTAATTTCTAAAGTGTCACTTGCAAACTGATAAAACGGTGCTTGCATACCGCCAGTTTGAAGGTTTGTTCCAAAGGCAAAATTATTTAACGCAAATGTTCCATCAGTCCTGCGTTTAATAACTTTAGTGTTAAATGTTGCGTCAGCTAATATTAGGCTGTCGCCTTCAGACGCTATAGATATGTAATCTACGTTTGATGTTGTTAACCAAGATTGCCCAGTATATCGTATAACTATTGTAAGCGCGTCAGTGCTTGGTGTGTAAGTGTGTATTTCAATTTCTTCTTCTGATGGTTTAAACACAATTAAATATTGCTCTGTATTTGAATAATACCAAGGCTCTATTCGTATTCCAGAACTAAACCCTTTTATGTATTTAGTTCCCCATCTGCGCCCAATACGACCATCGCCCAACACCATCATGTTGTTAGCTTCACGCACAGAAGACGTATAAGCTTGCGCGTCTTGCCTTATTCTAAGACCTGATCCTGTTCTGCCTTTGCGGAAATCTGCGCGGAAATCTGTTAATGTCGGCATCAGATATTCCTGTGAGTGCGGCGATTTTTAATAAACAACTTAGTATCTAGGCGCGTCGATGTTCTGCCCTGCGCATCACGCGATCTGGCTTTAATCATCATAGTTTCGCCTTGCTGGGCCAAGAATGCTGCCGTTTCTTTATCTTGTGTAATTGGCATACAAATAGCGGCTGCTAGAGATAAAACGTAGGCTCTGCGGAAATATCCGGGCCAACTTTCTGCGCCGACTGTGTTTGTGTATTCAACAATAACATTATCAGTAGAATTAGCGTCAACATTAACCGCAATTTTAGGCCCAAACCTATCAAACTCTGCAATGTAATCGCCTACATAAATTGTTTGAATTGCAATTGCGCTTGTTGGTAATTGATACAATCCCGTCCACGGCACAGGTGCAGTTTCTACTAGCCGCGCAAGTATTGCTCTGTCTCTGGCAAATCGCCAAGGATACGACGAAAGTTCATCTTCCAGTATGTCAGAATACAATCTGTTAATTGTTTTTGCAGGAAGTGTTTGCTCAGTAAAAGATCCGATAGACGGAACGCCTAATTGCGCTAATGCAGCATTGGCTACCTTTAAAGACGAATTTGAAACTGATAGCGGTGTAACGGTCATTTCAAATCCTTTATTTATGCAAGAGAGGCGGGGGGGAGGAAACCCGCCTCTCTATTGTTTAGCCAGCCCAGTCTGCCACCAGCACTGACTGAACTATTTAGGAAGGCGCAGGAGACAAAGTTGAAACTTTCAACATGCCTACGTCTTCAATAACTTTTGCGCCAAGCGACATAGAAGAAACGCACGACCAAGCAGAACGAGTGTTTTCGTAATCCCAAGTGGTGCTGATTTCTTTATTAACGCCATGCCCAATTGCAGTTCTGTGCCAAGCAAGGTTAGTTGCAACGTTAGTTGCAGATACGCCGTGTGCAATATTCGGGAGAGGCATCCAAAGAGTACCCATCCAGAATTTTGCTGTAAGCGATCCCTTAAAGGGCAAGTTTTCTGCACTAACGTAATCTGCGTTTGCAAATTCGTTTACTTGCAGAAATTGGGCCCATGCGTAGGGGTGCAGCGCACAGAAACGGTTTCCATCGTCAGGAATTTCGTTCACTGAGAATTTAGTTACAATAGACATTGCTGTATTGAAATCAAACGCGCCTGATGCGTCACCAGCGTCAGTAGAGTTTGCGCCAGTAGTCATAGCTGCAATCAAAACTTCGTCTGTTTTCTTGCCCAAAGCTGCCGCGTGTGCAGCGGCATGTGCGCCTTTTTCATCAATGTTTTCCTTGAGCATATCAAGATCATCAATAAGTGTTGGCACATAGTAATCTGCCATAGTTGCAGATACTTTACTGTGGGCTGGATCAAGGAACGTGTGTTCAGCGTTACGGGTTTTTCCTTGCGCTGCCAATGTTCCGAATTTTTGGAAATGCACAGTCGAACCTTGCACAGTACCTTTGCGGGTAGTGTTAGCTAGGCGAGAACCATACTGGCGATAAAGCATGTGTACGTCAGCGTTATATTCTTCGATAAACGCATTGGAGATAGTAGATGACATTTGATTAGCCTCGGTTAATTACAGGAACAAAGCGGGTGTTCCTCTAATCTACATCGCGGGTATTCCTTACGGAGCCGTTTGCGATCTTCGGGGCCGACAACGGTACGGCTGCGCTTTAAAGTTTACAAAGTCAACTTCTGCGTCTGTAAAACTTTCCTACGTCATTAAAACCCATGCGTTCGTAGAACTTTCCTGTTCTTTCCGCAGTAATGCCAGTAGATATTCCAAGGCTTATAACTTTAGCGCCTTTGCCCTTTGCCCATTGCTCATAAGCTTTAAGCAATCTCATTGCCGCGCTAGTTCCCCTGTAAAAAGGCGTAACGTACAATGTTAAATCAGACGCCAGCAAATCTTTGCCAAACCAATGCTCACAAACCAAACCAACAAAAAGTCCAACAACATCATTATGTTTGTCTATTGCAACAAAGCCACAAAAATTATCTTGCTGAATTTGTTGCCAAACAGCCATCATTTTGTTTTCGTCAAAATCTAAATCACGAAAATACCCTTCTTGGTGCAATTGCATTCCAAGAACAGTGCAAGCGTTCAAATCTTCTGAACGCATTTCTCTAACGATCAAAGACCTTGCTGCTTAGAAAAGGCTTCCCAATTGCGGCGTACCATTGCCGTGTATTCAGAGTTTTCTCCAAATCTTGGATCAGCTTGCATTTCTCTTATGCCTTCGCGGGTAAGAGGCTTTTTAGCTTGTGAGGTTTGTAAATCATCAGGTGCAAACCCACGATCAGCGTTTTTGTTCATCATGTATTCAAAGAACTCAACGCCACCAGCATCAGTCATAATATTAGACACTTTTTCAAAGTGCTTTTCATCGACGTTAGCAGATACCCATTTGTTGACTTTATCAATTCTGTTGTTTGCGTTTTCGCCAAGCTTTTCTATTTCAGCGTCATAATTTACTTGGGTTTTTTGATAAACATCAGAAATTAAACTTTTAAAAGCGTCTTCTCCAACGTTGTTGTTTTTAGCCCATTCACGCAACGTTTGATCTACTTCTTCTGGTGGCGCTTCAAAACCTTCGGGGTACGCATAGCCATTAATGTCTTCTGGTACGCCAAGAGACTTTGCGTAATCTGACGCAGCTTCCGCTTTGACTTCTTCACGCAGATCATTTGTTTTCTTTGAATATGCCCCGTATAATTCGTTATACGCTTTGGCTTGATCTTCGGGCGAATTAAATTTCTCCAATAGCCATTCTGGACGTGCATCTACTTCCGACGCGGGTGTTTCCGCATCGGGCCTGAACATCGTCCCAGTTTCTTGGGGTGTTTCTTCTGATGTAGTGGCAGCTTCTTCAGTCATTTATTTCCCCTTGGGTTTGGTTTTACGTCTGTGATCAAGAATACCAGCTAAACGCCTCATGCCTTCTTGCATCCTTAATTCTGCATCTGTGCAAGACGGGTGCATTATGGCATTGATAGATATAGATTTTATGTAATCCATAACAGCGTCACCATCATCGGTATTTAAAACGTTTCGACAGACAACGTTTATTTGTTCTTCGGCTTTAGGAGGACGGACATAACCATCGACGGAATTTTCAGCCAGTGATCGAACTTCCTCGATTTTTCGCTTAACGGCGTGTTGGC